GCCATTGAGTAGCCTCTTTTGCGATTTAGACGCATATTGTGCAGTCTTAGCTTGATTTCAGTGATGGAAAGTACCTTAATCATCAAAAACCCAGTGCTTTTAGGTAGTTTGACACCTGTTTTTGTACTTGAACCTGCCCACCTTGCTCATTTTCGTCGCTTTTTGACTCTTTTTTGTCCTTGGTTACCCGGTTTGCGATCAATCTAGGCTGTAATTGCTCTGCAAAAGCGGCAGTAGCTAATGCTGACGCGATCACACGGTCATCTTTTGACCTACCAGTAGCGGCAATCGTGCCTCCATCGCGCACAATTCCCTTCATTTCATCAATGCACTCTTCCGAATACACCTTTAGCATTCCGCGCTCGAAGTAATCCTTCAGGTAATTTAGCATTCGCTCCTTGGAAGAATGCGTTGTCACCCAGCCAATACTGTTGCTAATACCGAAACTGTCGTTTCTTCGCCACAAATAGTGCTGCATATTGCCTAAAACGTCGTTCAGGTGTCGGGCTTCCGACGGTGGCAACGACATGGCCTGTCTTCTTAGGTTCCTCATCTCGTTAATCACGGCCTGTCCGGGGCCGTTGACTTCCAAGTTCAGCAAGGAATTGCCGTAAGCGCCAGCCAGATAGCAGATCACCCAAGCGAATTGGAAGGTATTTAACTCCGAGGTGGCAAACTCTGCAACCTGTTCCATGCCATCGGCGTAACAACGGAAGACCTGAATGCAGAATCTATCTGCCCAGTCCGACGATCCATAGGCAGGATCAGCACCCACGACGTAGTAGGCATTAGGTACCGGCTCTTCCCAAATCTTTAGGGTCGCCAATCGTTCGCTACTTTGGATTAGCGTGGTGTCTTGGAAGTTGGCACCCATGCTAAAGCGATAGGGAATGAAGGGTGAACGCTTGGCTTCCTTCATGGCGTCGGTACAACGGGCCGTAGAGAAGAAGGAGGTTCCCGTCATCACAAAGGCGTAGTCCTCTGTGGGTGGGAATTCCTGATACATCAGGCCATCGTCCTTCAAACCTTCGTGCAGCTTCCAGCGCCACCAAGCAATCTGCCGAGAGTTGATCTCGTAGTTGTACATCTTCTTGATGTCTTTCGTCCATTCCTTCTCTTCGGGCGAAAGTTTGCCATCCCAGTACACCTTGTAGATGTCTGACTTGGGATCAGCCATGTACAACTGGTTGCGCCACCAGCCGCAAAAAATGGCTTTCTGTGTTCGCGCACGTTTGGCAGTTGTCCACATATCGTGGAACATATTGAAGCCTCGCGCCGTACTCTCGAACATATAGTAGCGAAGCGGGTTAGTTTCAGCCAAGGATGCCAAGAGCGACGCCAAGCCTTCCTCGTCGCCCCATGAAGACGTTTCCGTGCCATGCAAGAAGGTAATGCCCTTGCCTCGACCCAATCCACCTTTAGCGCGAGTACCTGCCACCTGATAGAACATCCGGCTTCTGTTTTGCAGTACCAACTGATTGCGGTTGTGGCTCATCAGGGGAATCTTGTACTGCTTGGGCAAACCATCCATGTACATGGACAACGTACTTCTGAACTGCTCCCGGTTCTCTTCCGTGTCAGTCGTTAGCGTTCCCTGCATACCGGGATAAATGAAGTGCCAGTAAAGATCAAGCGCCAAGGAGATCGTGGTGATACCAAGCTGACGCCCTTTCAGTACGACAAAGAAATGGATGTCATCTTGCAAACCACGCGCTACCTCATCCATAACATAGGTTTGGGTGCCAAGCAAACGCTCACCCAAGGTGATCATGCCTTGTTCTTTGGACTCAATCCTTAACTGGCGGCAGAAGCGGTAGAAAGCCTTACGATCAAACTGCATGGATGGTGTATCCGTAGTGATTCTCAAACATGGCAAAGGCTTGTTCCTCGCCCATGATTTGCTTACGCTGCTCCTCAGTCAACTTGTAGAGCATCTCACCGTTGGATAACAACTGTCTAAAGCGGCTGTGATGACCAAATATCTTGGTTGAGTTCATGCCATTGTGAATAGGGCCAAAGTGTTCAAACGAAAAATACTTGGCAACGTCATCTGGCGCATAACGCATACCCACATTCTCCATCGCAGGACGCAAGAAGCACGACAACTGGACATCCTCGTTGTTCAACATGGCTTCAGGAAAGTTACGGCGCATGATGCCGTACTTAGTTGGTGCTTCCAAGAAGGCTTTGCTACGCAAGCTAAACCCACCATTCTGGACAATCAAAGCACCTGTATAGTCCTTCTTATCCATGCACCATTGGTAGAGCGTTGAGAACTCGCCACTTGGCATTAAGGCTGCATGACTAGGGCCACCAATGTAGTCATAGTTGAACCAGTCATCGTTCCAATTCTTTGCATCTAACGCCCAACCATCGTGCTGCACAATTAAAGCGTAGTCAGTGTCGATGTAGTTATGCAGGGCATACATCACAAACTCGGAGTAAGCCTGATAGTCCAAGGGCGCACCAATGATTCTTTGGTGCATGAAGGTGATGTCTAACTCGGTGTTGGTAATCAAAAGCGACTTGCAGCCGGGCAAGGCCTCGGCAGTCTTTCTCAATGCTGGCAGTGCGATCTTTCCCCGACCATCGCCATAAATCGCAACTACTGTGATGTCTTCAAAACTTTTTTGTTTTACGTCGCTCATTGTCAAAGCCCTCTAAGTTCCAATTAGCAATCCTGTACCGCGCCTCGTAGTCTTTAGCCACAGCCAATAACTCTTTCACGATCTCAGGTCGAAACACCTCTTTCCAACCGGCAACCAAAGCACGCTTGGCAGCAGGCGTTGATGCTGCTATTGCCTTCCTCATCTGATCCCGCAAGACTGTCCGCGATAACAACAGCTCTTCCTTGTAGCGGTCAGGATTGTCCATCTGCCTTTTGCGCCAAATCCTTGATCTCATGAATCTCCAGTCCAAACACATCGTGGATTCCCAACATCAAGCTCGCACTGACCGGCAAATGCCCATGCCGCACCCGGCTGACATAACCCGACTGCACACCTAACTCCCGCGCCAACTCCCGGTCATTCCTCAACCCAAACCTATCCTTCAAATGATCGAACAAGGCGTGCGCCTTCTTTGCGTTCAACATAGCCCCTCCTATTCAATTCGCCATACCCGAATACCGTCACCTTCCCGACGGCACACAAACTTCCTCTCCAACCGCTTACCCCTAATCCGGTTGTAATTGCACAGCACATTCATATTCCCACCCGGCACAAAGAAACTCTCCCCCACCTGCAAAGCCTCATGCGGGTAGTTATGCCGAACCTTAACCTCAGGCATCGGTACATCGCTATCTATTTCATACATTCGCACCTCCGTTAATACAGTAAACCAACTGTAGCATAAATAGCAGGGAGGAAAACGTAAATTTCCTTGGGGCGGGGAACGAAATAGGGCGCGCAACCACGGAGGGTCAAGACCCATCGCGTTGCCACAAACATAACAGACCAATCCCTATCGACTGACCATGCCCGATAGAGTTGACCTATGCCCTTGTCATGCTGTCAATTGCATAAATGGCACCGTTGCCCCTATGTCAATTGACCGATAGACAATATTGCATAGAAAATAACCCTATTGCCCCATGTTAATAAATATACAAGGGCGCGGGGATTGACAATATACCAATTATCACCCGAGCAACTATCCCTAATAGATTACCTATATCCCTATATACAAGCCAATAGAAAAATATATACCTATATATCTATATGTAGCCCTTGACTTAATACATACATCGACTAACATGTGTACATACGCACTAGCGTATTTCCTAACTAAGCAAAGGGGCATCAAATGAAACAGTCAACTATCGCAATGCTCGTTTTTCTGGCTTTCACTCTCTGGTCGTTGGTTTTCACTGTACACGGCGAATTTTTATGCTCATTCGCTGCACTGGCTATTGCTTTCATTAGCTGGCTAGTCGGCATCACGTTAGAACGCGAAGCTAAGTAACCGCAAACGACAATCAACTAAGGGGCGAGTAATGAAAGTATTCAAAGATGTTTACGGCAGCATGAATCGTCAAGCTGACGGCAGGCTATCAGGCCATGAAATGAGAATCTACGGTCTACGCAAAGATGGTAGGTATACCGTTACTCACTTTTTCGGTAGCGGCAAGCGAATCAACAAAATGTATACCGCCGAGCAATTAGCAGAGCAAGTAAGTAAATTCGAATCTATCAACTAAGCATTATTCCTAATTCTAAGGGGCTAAACATGAAAATTGACATCGCACAACAAATCACTGACCGCATCATTTCCGAGCTAGAAAAAGGGGCTACGCCATGGGTAAAGCCTTGGCGGTATCTCAAGCAACAACCGGGGCAGGGGATGCCGTTCAATCCTGCCAGCGGCACTGTTTACAGGGGCATCAATCATTTTTGGCTGTCAATGCAACCCTTTGCAGTTCCTCACTACGTTACGTTCAAGCAAGCGCAAATGCTCGGCGGTAGTGTCTTAGCCGATCAGAAGGGGACACCGGTTGTCTATTGGAATGTTCACCGCAAGGAAACAATCGGCGACAAGGGTGAATCTGTTACCAGTGCCTATGCGTTCATCAAACATTACTATGTTTTCAACATAGAACAATGTTCCGGCATTGAATTACCGCCAATGCCTGAGATACCGGCAGTTGAATGGGATGCTTGCAACGAAGCTGATCAAATAGTTACTCGCTTGCAACTGTCCGGCGGGCTAACTCACGCAGGCGATTCCGCTTATTACAGGCCGAGTACTGACGCCATTGTGATGCCACCACAAGCGGCATTCGATACCCGTGAAAATTACTATGCCACTTTGCTACACGAATCAGTACACGCAAGCGGTCACGAAAAGCGATTAAAGCGCATTACTCCGGCTAGATTCGGAAGCGAAAATTATGCTTTTGAGGAATTAGTTGCTGAACTCGGTGCCGCTATGCTTTGCGCCAAATGTGGAATCGACGGCGATTTGCGCCATGCTGGATACATTGAGAATTGGCTACAGGCTTTGCGGAATGATAAAAAATTCATTCTTTCAGCCGCAGCAAAAGCACAAAATGCCTTGGATTATCTGACTGGTGAGCAAGTGAACGAGACCGAACAAGTAACGGAAGCAATAGCCGCTTAAAACCTGACTGTAAGCCGCTTACGGGCGGTTTACGGGCGCGTTTTGTGCCATTTCCTAAACTTTAAGGGGCAATCATGATCAAAATAGACCATGCGCGGATTCTTAATGCTTATCTGGCAAGGCTAACACTAGCAGATATTGACGCCATTCAAGCCGCCAATAGAACATGGGCGTATGCAGCAATGAATCAAAATAATTCCTCGTTGTTGGAATGTCAGGCAAGTTTTTATGCCACAGTTGCCAATGCGGTAAATAATTTGATTCAGCACGATATTGCATACATTGAGCAAGTTATCAGCGAGGAATTACATTATGCAGACTATACTTGAGATTCTCGGCGGTTTACTAGGCCTTGCTGTTATGTGGGCTTTTCTTTTCGTTCTTCTGTCATTCTAAGGGGCTACCATGCAAAAGATTTTTTATCAGATTCGGGAATATAAAACTCCAGTTGCCTATAGCACGCCGTTGGGCCAAAAGCTGCGCCCTCGTTGGCGTTGCATTAAGCTGATTGCAAGGCTAACCCTTGCGGGGCATCGTGACATCGTGATGGTACCCTTTTCAGTGAATTGTAAATAAGCCTTTTTAAGACGTTTTCCCCTTAGCCGGTACTCTGTACCGGCTTTTTTATTTCCTAGCCTTGTAGCGCGTTTTAATGCGTTTTAGGGGCATTCCTACACTTGCCGGTCAATCCGCTTTTCAAAAACCCCCTATGCAAAACTCAACCCTAGCTTGTTTGGCAACAAATGCAGGTTCATTCCTTTGACATTTGAATCCTCAAAAAAAATCGGAAATCATGTTTCCAAATTGACACGCGCTTACCTATATCTGTAGTAACCGTATAGATTTAGAAACCGTATAGGAAAGTAAACGTATAGTCTTAGTAAACGACTATACCTATAAGTTTTGAGAGATAGATGTTAGAACGATAGACCCTCGTATACCCATATGACGGTTTACCCTATAGCTATAGTTACCGTATAGCTATAGTAACCGTATATATATAGGAAACGTATAGCTATACGTTTACTTAGACTATAGTAAACGTATAGATATATTTATATAGGTGTTCTACTTGCCAAAAAGAAACAGACTACTTATCCACAGACTTATCCACAGGGGATAATGCCTTTCACTCTATCTCTCAAAATAGTTGTTGACTTTGTGTATTCTGTGAACTATTGTGCGCGTGTGCTGATGCACATTATCCGTTTCCTAATCAGGGAGGTTCACATGATTTACACCCATCAGGATCAATTCGATCCTCGTCAAGACACAGACCTTATAGACCGTATCCGCAAGCAGGAAGCTGCTGCTCAAGCTGCTTTAGACCGTGCTAAAGCGTCTGTTCATCACCTGTCTGCTTCTGTTCTTCGCCTTCGTGAACGCCGTTTCCAATTGGTAGAACTCGACGCCTAATCCGTTATTCCATCCATCTAGGGGCTTATCCATGACTTACATTAAAGACATCAAACTTTGTGTTGATTGCTTCTTCTATGGCAATGAACACGGTCAGAAAGACCGCTGCATCAATCCTGTTACCACGCAAGTTAGCCTAGTCACTGGCAAAGAGGAATTTGACTATTGCTTCGCTCAACGCCAGTCTTACAGGGATGGTGACTGTGGGCCTAAAGCTATTTACTTCGTCCTGCACGCTGATAACCGGATCAGCAGAGAGAAAGCCAGACAAGAGTTCGAAGAGGCCATGCGTGATAGCCCCTTCTGAACGCGACATGATCGCCAAAGTCTTTAAACAAGGCGTAGAGGCTATTCATCGCTGGTGGGCTAGGTCGGTGTTTACCATCGCCCTGATGATACTGAGCTACTACATTGGCGCTGTTCAAACTGAGAGCCGTATAGCCGCTGATTGCAGGTTTGCTGCGGCCTTCAGGGTGGACATTCAGGCGTTTACTTGCCAGAGGAAACTATGACGAGAGATGACATCATGAGGATGGCGCGGGAAACAGACTGTCTTGACGATCAGCATTACGGTTCAGTATGGGCAGATAAACTAGAACGCTTTGCCAACCTAGTCGCAGCCGCAGAGCGAGAGGAATGTGCAAAAGTGTGTGATGCGCGTGATGCTGCTTACTGTGCTTTTGCTATCCGCGAAAGAGGTGCGCCATGATTGATAAATGGTTTTTTTTTGCGGCGTGTCTATATGTTATCAACGCTATTGGTTGGATGGTCTTTATTATTTGGAAAGGGTGGCTATGACCATCACACTAACCCGCGAGGAAGCGCAGCAGCTATTAGAAGTGTTTGAATTGTTTTTAGAAGAAGCTGAAGACGTTACCACCCTTGAAAATAACTTAGTCAAAATGCTCCGCACCCGAATAGCGCAGCCTGAACGCGAATGGCAAGGGCTTACGGATGACGAGATCATGGATTTGTGCGCGGCACAGTGGGCCTCACATCCGATTGAGGTTGCGCGAATAATCGAAGCCAAGCTGAAGGAAAAGAACGCTTGAACACCTTTCAAATCATAACTTTTATCGGTGCTGCTTTAGTGGGTGCTGGTGGGCTAGTAGCAATTATTGTCCTGTTGCTATCAGTCTTATTGTGGGATCAGGACGAAAACTAACTGGGGCTAAATATGAGTGACTTTTCACCCGAAGTGCGTAATAACGCATTGTGGTCTAACGATGCACGCCGTTTTGTTGAAGGTAGAAGCGGTGAGGTTTACGCTGAGAAGATTGGCGTCAAACCTTTAGATGACTTATCCAACGTAGAAGCTGTGCAAATGGGTTTAGTGATGCAAGAACCCATTATGAAAGAGTTTGCACGCAGACAACGCATCAATTTCAAAGATGCTGACTACTCCCTGTACCACCCGCAACATAGCTTTCTTGCCTCACACTTTGATTACATTTCAGAGGATGGGCAGACACTCTATGAGGTCAAGAATCTCGGTATCCACCAGCGCAAGAAGTACGGCGATGATGGTACAACTGACATTGACACAGGCTATCGCGTGCAATGCCTGCATGAATCCTTAGTCCACCGTATCCCTAACGTAGTCTTAGTGGTCTGCTTTGGCGGTCAGGAAATCTGCCACTATCCACAACATTTCTCAGAGGAACATTGGGATTTACACGCCAGAGAGATGGCACAGTTTTGGGGGCGCATCAAGGCTAGAAACTTTGACCCTGAAACGATGGGTGATGCTGCCAAGATTGTCTATAAGGAAGACAATGGCAACAGCCTGTTAGCCAATCAGGAATTGGAAAACATTTGCGAGATGCTGAAGATCGTCAAAGAACAGCGCAAAGCATTAGAAGCGCAGGAAGATGCCCTAGCTGCCAAAGTGCAAGGCTACATGATGGAAGCCAGCCAACTGGCTACCTATGACGGGCGAATCCTAGCCACTTGGAAGGCCAGCAAATCGACTAAATCTTTTTCTAAAGACTTGTTCCGCAATGCCATGCCAGAGATGTATGACAAGTTTGTGGTCGAGCAACCGGGTTCCCGCCGTTTCCTTTTGAAGTGAGGCTGACATGGATGAATTAAAACGCTTAGAAGCAATGACAGAAGCATTGATTGAGAAGTCGCCAAGTGCAAAAGAAGCGCTGGATAGTATTTTAAAACGAAGGCAGGCACACGGCGCAAAACCTGTCATTCGGGAAGTGCGCAGGTATCAGCAGGCAGTAGCAGGAATGAAAAGCATTATGAATATGTATGCCTCCAAAGTTTTGGATGACAACGTAGAGTCTTTGCTACAAGGCGATAACTTTGATTATGAAGAGCAAATACCGAGAGCAATCGCTGGAATGCTGCACATTATCCAGATTGATATGGCTGACTTATTAGAAACGTATGCGGACTTGGAGGTGTCAAATGAGTAACGTAGTCAACATGGCAGGGGAGTCGGCAATGGTCGCACTTGATCCTGCTATCCAATCATCCATTGTGTTGCGTGGTGACTTATCTGGACTGAACGAGGATCAGAAGAAAGAGTATTACTTGTATCGCTGCCGCCAAGTTGGTCTTGATCCAGCCGCTAAACCCTTTGACTTGCTAACACTCAATGGAAAACAAATCCTTTACGCGAACGCAGGAGCTACTCAACAGCTTTGTGCGCTCCACAAACTTTCCACTCAGATTACGCATCGGGAACGTGTGGATGGAATTTACATTGTCTCCGTCCGATGCACGGGCGCTGACGGTAGAGTTTCAGAAAATCAAGGCGCAGT